CAGACTGGTAATAAATTTGAAATAGATTATGAAAATAACTCTATAAAATTTGGTCTTAATCTTGTAAAAGGGGTGCCAGATAAAGATGCTGAAATAATAAATTCAGTAACTCAAGGTGAAATAAATACAATTTCAGAACTTATTAATTTTATAATTGATAATAAAATTACAAAGCGTACATATGAACCTTTATGTAGATTAGGTTATTTCAAAGATATATTTCAAAATTCTAGAATACTTGAAGATATTATTAATACTTGTAAGAATAAAAAGAAATCACAGACAATTGACGGTATTGCACAAGAAATCCTTGATGAAACCACAGGTGAAAAAGATTGGGATAAGACACAGAAATTTGAATGGGAAAAGAAGTACTTTGATTTTTATTTTAATGAACATCCATTTACAAAATATAAAAATTTCTTTTATGAAAACGCACCTGATATTATTACGCAATTAACAAGTCCAAAAGATATACCAGATGATTTAGAAAAAGGACAGTTCAAACTATATGGTATTATAAATAAGATTATAATTAAAAAATCTAAAAAAACAGGTCGTGAATTTTATAAAATAGCATTAGAAGACGATACAAAACAGTTATACATAACAATATTTAATACAAGAGATATAGCAGGGTTAAACGAAGGTGAATTTGTATGTATACCTTCATCGAAAAATAAATTTGGTTTTACAAAATCGAAAAATTCTTCGATAAAAAAGTTAATATAATTTTCAAATATCGGAAAGTTTTGTTATATTTATATTATATAAAAAGGTTATAGAAATTATGAAAGAAGCATTAAGTTATGAGGTTGTAGATAATCTTCGAAAGGTTATGGGAACATTACCAGAAGAACAGCCACAATTAAAAACAGATTTTAAGCAATTACATAAAGAATGTGAAGTCACATTGGAAGACCACATGTGCAATCCGTATAAATCTATGTTTGTAACAAGTACTAGTACATGGGGTGATAATGAATTCAAGCAGAAATGGCCATTAACTTCACCTGAAGGAAAGCTTGAAGTTGTAAAGGCAGTGTTGACTCACAATACTTTACCTCAAGCAAGAGAAATGGTACAGTTTATATTCAGAGTAAGAGGTATACCAAGATGGCTATTTGATTATCACACTCAAGTTCCGTTTACTAGTTTTATGAGTATTGGCTGTAGAGATAATAACAAGTCTGATGTAGATATTGTTACATCAAATGAAATTAGCGAAAAGGAAAGAAAAGTATTTTCAAGATTAAAAGGTTTATATTCAAAAGCACTTGATACAGACCAGGCATCGTGGCAATCTGCAAGGTCATTCTTACCTCAAAGTTATCAACACTCATATCACTTTGGTCAGAATCTTTTATCGTTAGTTTCAATGAGAGGTTTTAATGCATCAGGTACTTTTAGAAAAGGTGACTTAAAAGAAGACTCATTACATCAACTTTATATTCACGTTATCGATGCAGTCGGTAAGAAATTTCCTTTAATAGGTGATTATTTACAAATGGTGATACATCATAATAAACGAGATGAGATATTAGAAAATGTGAGTAATCTAAAATTTGAAGATTTAAGTAATAAGGATAAAGAATTGTTTTATGCAGAATAATATAAAAATAAAAAAAGGCATTGAATGTCTGGATGTAGAAATCCTATCGTGGAATCCAGATTCTCAGATGATAAAATATAAAATAACAGGTACACCTGTATGTCAATTTGACCAACACTCAAGAGCAAGAGTTGGTATTAAATTTATTGATTATAAAGTTAGTGATGAACCAAATTATATTGTATATACTCAAGTATGGGATACTATGGAGAAAGACTCTGAATTCAAAAAAGAAGTTTACGAATCTCTTGCAGAGTTAGAAGAAATACGAAATAGTAAAAAAGCTTCAGAACCTCTTGCAGGATATAATCTTATGTCAAGAGAATGTAGTTATATAGTAGAACAAAACATAGGCTCATTAAGAGGTCAAATGATGAGAAGATTAAAGTTTTGCGAAGAAGAATTTATAGTAGGCCTTCACTGGCTATTAAGACACAAGATGATTGAAGAAGGAATAGATGTTGCAAAATCATTCGCACCAGGTTGTGATTTAATTAAAAAATGTGATTATGCTGCAGCTGATTATCTATCAAATGCATTCGGTTGTTTGTTTGCAGGTTGTGGTAGGTGGAAATCACATGCAGACTATGCATCATTTAACCAGTCCTGTACAACACCAGAACTTATTAAAGAGCAGTTAGGATTTGACTGCACAAAATCAGAATACGAATTAGAATTAAAGGAGAGTAAATAATGTTTAATCCTATTGCAGACAAAGTAGTAATTAAAAAAATTGAAAACGAAGGCCAAACAACAGGTGGCGTAATTATACCTGATACAACACACGAAGGAACAAGACATGCGGAGGTTATCGCTGTAGGTCCTGGTAGATGGTTGGATAATGGAAAACGTGCAGAAATGCAAGTTAAGGCAGGAGATAAAATTATATATCCTAAAGTAGGAAATATATGTGAGGTTGAAGGTGAAGAATATTATATCGTAAGAGAAATAGATATATTAACAATATTGGAGAATAAATAATGGCAAAAAATTTAGATTTTGGAGCAGATGCTCGAGGCGAAATGTTAAAAGGAGTAGAGAAATTATCAAGCGCGGTAAGTTCGACACTTGGACCGAAAGGTAGAAATGTAGTATTTGAAAAATATGGAGAATATCAATCTACAAAAGACGGCGTAACAGTAGCAAAAGAAATAGAACTTGAAGACACGTTACAAAATGCTGGTGTACAAATTGTAAAAGATGTTGCTAGTCAAGTAAATGAAGAAGCAGGTGATGGTACAACAACAGCAACTGTATTGGCTCACGCTATGCTTAAGGAAGGATATAAAAGAATTGGAAATGGCTCTCACAATATAGACCTAAAAAGAGGAATCGATAAAGCAGTAAAAATTGTAGTTGAAAAAATACAAGAATCTGCTCAAGACGTCAAGGATAATGATGAGATAAAACAAGTAGGTACAATATCTGCAAATAACGATGAACAAATAGGACAGGTTATTGCAAATGCAATGGAAGAGGTAGGAACAGATGGTGTAATTACAGTAGAAGATTCTAGAACTGCTCAAGACGAATTAGAAATTGTAGAAGGTATGCAGTTAAAACAAGGTTATTTATCTCCTTATTTTATAAACAACCAGCAGGATATGCAGGTAGAAATGGAAGACCCGTTTATATTAATTTATGAAAATAGATTAAATAATCTAAAAAATCTTGTTAAATGTTTGGAACATTGTATAGCAGCAAATAAACCTTTATTTATAATTGCAGATGATATTGAAGGAGAAGCTCTTGCAGGTATAATTGTTAACAACGCAAGAGGTACATTAAGATGTGCTTGTATCAAAGCTCCAGGATATGGAGATAATAAAGTAACAATAATGGAAGACATTGCAGCGCTAACTGGCGCAACTGTTATTTCTCCTAAAAAAGGTATGACAATGGATAAGTTTAATCCATCTTGGTTAGGTACTACAAAAACACTTACTTGTGATAAACGACATACTACTATTGTAGATGGAGGAGGTACTGAAGAAGCTATTGACGAAAGAATAACTGAAATAAAAACTATGATAGAAAACTCTGATTCTAATTATGATATCGAACAGATGCAAGAAAGATTAGGTAAACTAACAGGAGGCGTTGCTGTAATGAGAATTGGAGCTGAATCTGAAATTGAATTGAAAGAAAAGAAAGATAGAGTTGAAGATGCTTTAGCAGCAACAAGAGCAGCTGTAGATGAAGGAGTAGTTCCAGGAGGTGGAGTTGCATTGAGAAGAATTATAAATAGTATAGATGTAAATACAGACATCGATTGTGAGAACGATGACCAACGTGAAGGTGCAAATATTGTAATCCAAGCTTGTAAATCACCTTTCAATAAGATTATGGACAATGCAGGTCTAAATCCAGATGTTGTTTGGAATAAGTTAAATATAGATAATGACTCTCAAGGATTTGATGCAAGAAAAGAAGAAGTTGTAGATATGTTTGATGCTGGAATTATTGACCCTGCAAAAGTAACAAGAGTGGCTCTAGAAAAAGCTGCTTCTATTGCAGGTATAATGCTAACAACTGAATGTTTAATCACGTCAATACCAGATGATAATAAAGAACCAGTTAATCCATTAGCTGGAATGGGAATGTAATTATGGGAAAAGAAATACCAATGAATCAAGGACCTACTAGAGAGAATGCCGGTCTTAATGTAAATATAAATCCTGGAGATTTAGAAGATGTAGTTTGCGAAAAATGTGGAAGTCAAACGTTTAGTCAAGTTTTCTTATTTAAGAAACTATCTGCAGTATTATCTCCTAATGGTAAAGATACATTTGTACCTATGCAAACATATAAATGTACTGAATGTGGCCATATAAATAAAGAATTTTTATCGAAGAATAGAAGTGTCTAAAGTCGATAATATAAAACATCCAAAGCATTATACTCAAGGAATTGAAATGTGGGATTATGCAATGTCTCATAATTTAGATTTTTTTGAAGGTAATGTATTGAAGTATGTTACGAGATGGAAACATAAAGGAGGTATCGAAGATTTACTTAAAGCAAAACAATACCTCGATAAATTAATTGAAAAAAATACAAAATAACCCGCTAAAAATTTTTTTATATCGGAAATTTTACGTATATTAGTAGTATAATATGAATCTAAAAACACCAAAAGATTTGGCCATACAAGCGCGGAAGCAAGGAAAGACAACTGTATCATACAGTCAAATCAATATGTATAAAAACTGTTCT